CCGGAAGCGGGATCTGGGCCGAGCCGCTGCCGCTGGAGGTGGGATTGCCCGCGACCAGGTAGGTGACCGGGTCGAAGAGGAGCTCGGCGTATCCGTAGGCAACCAACCGACCACTGGCCGCAGTCATGGCGTTATTAATCGACACCGTGTCGTCGGTGGTGTTGTCGCCCTTGGCCCCGTACGCGCCGACGTAGAACTGCCAGGGCGCGTACGGGTGGACGTGGCCGGAGTCGGCCGCCTTGCCGACGGATCCGGCGCTGGCCGCGCCCACCGGCTTGAAGTTCGCCGGGTTGCTGTCCAGGGCCAGCGTGCTGCCCGCCTGCCAGCTGGCGTTGCCGGACGCGTCGGAGGTCAGGACCTTGCCGCTGGCCGCTCCGGCGGGGATCTCGAGCGGGACCGTGCCGAGCAGGTCCAGTGTCCCGGACATGGTGTCGCCCGCCTTGGCGACCCTGGTCGGGTCGCCCGCGGTGACGCCCTGCGCGGTCACTGCGCCGCCCTTCCGTCTACGGGTGCTGCTACTCGGTGGGCGGCTCGGTGCCGGTCGCCGCGGCTGCGGTCTTCGGCGCGACCTGGGTCGGTGTGACCGTGGTCTCGGGCTCGGTGTCGGCGACGGCCGGGACGACCGGGACCGCGTAGGTCAGGACATAGTTGTCCGGAGCCGTCGGGTGCGGTCGCGAGCCGAGGAACTCGGGCTCGCCCTTGGGGTGCACGCCCGCCTGGATCGCGGCCTGGACGGTGCCGGCGAGGTTCGCCGCGTGGTCGAGCCGGTCGTGGTCGAAGACCTCGCCGCGCCGGATCCGGTAGACGAAGTCCTTGAGCCAGTGGTGGCCGTCGGCGCCGTCGGGGGAGCGCTGCGCGATCTCGGCCTCGGGGTCGCCGTGCAGGCTGGGGAACTGGTCGGCCATCTATGGCACCTTTCAGGGTGGGGACGGTGGAAGGGGGCTTAGATGGAGTTCCAGTTGGTGCCGTCCGACATCAAGCGGCACACCCCGTAGGCGGCGTTGATGATGTTCGGGGTGGCCGTGGTCGCGGTGTTGGCGTTGGTGCCGTCGATCTTCCCGCCGGACGCCGGGGTCTGCAGCTGCACCGGGTGCGCCGCCGCGGCCGAGCCGGTGTTGTCCTTGACGACGAGCACGCGGCCCGGGGCCACGGACTGCGCCGCAGGGATGGTGAGCACCGCGGAGGCGGCCGGGGTGGCGTTGAGGTACGCGATCGTCGCCGACGCGGGCAGTGTCGCGTTCGCCGAGAACGCGAACGAGCCGCCCAGGGCGAGGCCCTCGTTGGGCACGAACTCCCCGGCCGCGGTGGTGTATCCGATCAGGTTGCCGAGGTTGTCCTTGAGCTCGGCCCAGTCGTTGAGCGGCATGCGCCTGTCTCCTTCTGTGAATCAGGTAAGGAGGCAGGCGCGCCCGTCCCCAGTACGCGCCTGCCTCGATCAGGGGGCGGGTCAGACGCCGGTGGTGTCCTCGTGGACTGCGAACGCCATCTCGTGGCCGACCGCGAATGCGCGCCTCGCGCGCATCTTGAGGATCGACTCGTCGGTCAGGGCGGCCAGGCCGTTGCGGCCGTCGATGAAGACGGACTCGGGCCCGGAGCGGCGGCCGACGATCATGTAGTTGCGGTTGGCGAAGATGAGCAGCGCGTTGCCGGTGGGCGCCGCGGTGACCGCGCCGGACAGGCGCGCGCCGAGCGACCAGTGGATCTGGATCCCGAACACGGTGTCGGGCGAGGACGCGGTGCCGCCGCCCGGGAAGCCGGCCGAGGACTCCTGGAAGATCGGTCGGCCGTTGTTGTCCTTGATCCCGCGCAGCAGGTTGCGGTACGTCGGATGGGCGAGGCAGACCATCTCCGAGATGTCGAAGTAGTTGCCCTGCTCGACCTTGGAGAGGGCCGTGGACAGCGAGGTGTAGGTCGTGCCGCCGGTGCCGGTCTGGGTCAGGTTCCCGGACGCCGCGTAGCCGGTGTTGCTGTCCGCCGTGATGATCGAGTAGTAGACGCTCGCGAACGGGATGTTGCCGCCGGGCGCGCCGGTCGTCGCCAGGCAGGCGTTGTCGAACGCCTTGCCGTAGCTGGTGGCCCAGTCCTTCTGCTTGGTCGCGATGACGTCGGCGATCGCGTCGTCGATGTCCTCTTCCGCGATGCGGACCGCCTGGCCGAACTTCTGGGCGGTGAGGATGACCGCGTCGTTGACCGACTGGTCCTCGGTGTAGGTGCCGCCCTTGTTGACCAGGTTCACGCCGATGCCCGCCGACCGCGGCACCGACCGGGTCTCGGAGTTCATCGGGACGGGGGAGCCCAGGGCCTCCACGCCGGAGATCTGGTTGACCCGCATGATCACCTGCGAGTCGAACTCCTCGGGGATCCACGCGTCCATGACGTCGCGCGCGCCGCCCGCGAGGGCGTAGACGGGGCCGAGGGAGGTGAAGCCGATGACGGTACGCGGTGCCGGGAGCATCGCGCACGGCGAGATGCCGGACACGTGGTGGCCTTTTCGCTGGGTCCGATGGATGGGTTTTCGGCCCATCGCGGACCCGTCCCGGCCACGGATACCTG